AGGGTTCGCGACCTCAGGAAAATAGCGGCGTTGATGCTTGCATCGGCCATTGTGCCAATGAGCTGCAGGGCAACTGCATTTCGCGGCGGTCGTGGTATAATACGCATCTCGCTTGCCGTTGAGCACCAGCACCAATCGGCTCTCGTCCTTGCCTAGTTCAACGAATTGAGGCAATGGGTCCGATGCTCTGCCTTTCCATTGAAGGAGAGATTTAACAGCGTCTATGCTTTGCGTTACTGGCCCGGTTCGGCCTTCTAAGAGATTTTTTTCATTCATGTTCTTGCACCATTAATGTACTATGCAATCAATGTATATATAGTAAACGGTGCGAACAATAACAAACTATAAATGCCTTGAAAACGGTATAAAACAAACATGGCCGAAAAGACAACGCAAATGAGACTTTACGCGAAAGACTTGGATCGCATTAAGAACTATGGTAGGGCCGGGGATACGTTGGCCGATGCTTTGTCAAAGGCGTTGGACTTTGCCGAAGCCTACCAGGCAAGCCAAAAGAAATGACAAATAAGAATGAACAGGTAGCAAAGAGCCCCTTCACTACCCGCCAAATGTTCCCGTTGGTGCAAGAACATAGCCCACAGCTTAAACAGGTGTGTGCTGCTTTAATTAAAATAGCCGATACTATTAATGGTTTATCATAGGCAAGTTTATAATAATTTGAGATAATCCATCTGAATAATAGTCCGTATAAAATTTGGTTCCAGCCAGGGTGTGCTACCACCCTGACAGGATTCCCGAGTAGGGAGTGTTTGCGTATGTCAGAAATAGCCTCAGCTAGGTTAAATAACCTTCGGACATCAACCGAAGCCGATTTTGTATCGCATTCTGAGCAGCTTATCACTTTGACCATTGGTCAACTGCAAGATCTCATCACCGCAGCCGTAGAGAAGGCCATCCAGCCCCTTGCAGATCATATTGAATCCCTAGAGGCCACAGTAGCCGTACAGGCCGAGAAGATAACCGCCTTGCAAGCCACACAAGACACTCACGCAGAGAATGACCTCATCCAGCTCCGCTTGATCAATGATCTCCGCGAGGCCGCCAAGAAGGAACCACAGCCACTACAGAAAGATAGAGGCGAGATCCTGCGAGCCCTCATCGCGGCCAACGGCGGCAAGATGCTTGCGAAGGATGCTAGGCAGAAGATGCGAATGTCTAAGCAATCCTTTACAAATCTCCTTGCATCACTTCCTGATATTGAAAGTAAGCCTCTTCATACCGACAAGCGAAAAAGGGTACTTTACTTGAAATAGTACAGTTGTACCATGTACTAATATAGAGATCTCTCGTTAAGGTTTGATCTTTGCATCCACAAGGTGAGATATTGCCTTGTTATTATATCGTCTCACTGTGGAGAATAGAGATATATAAAGCAATGTATAATAAAAACGTGCTTTCTAGAGAGAACAGAAAAATAGTACATGATAAAGTTGTACTAACGTCTAGGTTCTTTTTTATGGGCTTCGAGGTTGAATTTTTTTAGTAACCACTCTAGCAAAACCTCTTGGTCTTGTATTGTTGCACGTCGCACTTGGGCAAGAAGCAAAATGCGGTCAGGTTTTGGCGGTGAACTGTTCTGTAATCCCTCGTTACAATTCGTGCAAACCGCCCTTAAATTTTGTGGGGAATCATCGCCACCCTTCGATTTATCTATGATATGCCCCATTGTTAATCGGATTGTTCTCTCTGAATTGTATGGGTCCGTGTCACCCGCTGCTATGCCACACATTTGGCAGGTATACCCATTTCTTTCTAAGACATACGCACGTGTTTCCTTTGATACATCACGTTTGAAGGCAGGCAATCGCGCTGTCGTTTCCAGGATATACTGATTCGGTTTCAAATCGGAGCGGTCTTTATGGGAAAGAATTTGGTAGCCTTCCTCATTACGAAGTTCTCGGACCCTGCGAGCCCACTCTACAGCACCACCGCTGGCTTCTTGAATGTCACGCGACTCCAAGACTTTCCCAACGTTGTTCATGAAGTATTCAAGGATTTTTTGTTTTGACCCTCTGGTTTTTGGCATTCTTAGTTCGCACCCTGCTCATTTCGGCATACGAAGGATTAATCTCTATTAGTAAAGACTCTCGGTTAAGTTCTTGTGCGGCGAAGCCCGTTGTACCGCACCCTCCGAAAGGGTCAAGGACCGTATCGCCTTCGCGGGAGCCCAATAGAATGCACCGCCGCGCGAGTTCCCTGGGAAATGCTGCTGGATGGCCACAAGCATTCGGTTCAGGCCCCAGTATCCAATAATTTCTAAGATTGGCCCCCGTGGGTTCCCTCACACCATCTGGGTTGTAGTAGTATTTTATGGATTTCGCGAATAAGAAAATATCCTCGGTCGCGTTTGTCGGTCGATTTTTAACGCTTTCTGGCATTGCGGATTTCTTTATCCACGTTATCCTTGAACGCAATATCCATCCATCTGCCTGCAATGCGAAAGCAACATGCCAAGGCAACCCCATTAAATCTCTGTCTTTCAACCCCCAACAGTTAGGAACTTTACAATTGCGCCTCTGTATTAGTTTTCTTGTGTTCCCAACAATCGCATTCGGGCCACAATTACCAACACCACCATTTCTTGCATAACCGTCCCCAACATTCAACCAGAGAGTTCCATCCTTGCACAACGCTCGACGAACATCTCGGAATATTTTTACAAGATTTTCGACATAAATCTCTGGCGATGGTTCGGCCCCGATTTGACTTGGATGATCATAATCTCGCAGACCCCAATACGGTGGTGACGTAATACAACATTGTATGCATTCAGCCTGTAATGTCGGCAACACTTCCAGGCAATCACCGATTATTACCTTAGGCGCGAACAAATTTGCACCTGATATGGTCTGCATGACTATGTAATCTCTCCTCGATCCGGCATTTTCTTGATAATTTAGGGCATCCTACATTAAGTAACCTAGGTCAGTCATGTTTACCTCCAGAACCGCCACCACCCCTTCTTCTTGGCCTCTTCCTGGCCGGGCTTGATGGCTAGCTGACCCAGGCTCTGCACGAGATTGGCAATCTGGCCCTCGTAGAATGATATCTGCTGATCGCGTGACCTGATCGTGTCCATGGCGTGGGCCAAATCTTTCTTTAGAAGGCCCATGTCGATGCGCATTGATTCTAGTTCTGTTGTAGCCGCTGCAAGCTGGTCCTTGAGTGGGCCAAGCTGGCCCACAAGTTGGCCCATGTCAGAGCGTGCCGTTTCTTCTGACTTTTTAGCCGTAGCAATATCTCGTTTAAGCTGTTGGCTCTCTCTCCATAGCTTCTCGTACTCGTTTTTCTGTTGGGCCAACTCCTGGGCCAAGTTGTCCAAATCTGGGCCATCAATTGCATCACGATGGGCCAAGTATTGGGCCACGGCTGAACTCAGCCATTGAGCCCGACTGATGCCGCTCTTCTCAACCTCCTGATCAATCTGGGCCATGGTTGGCTCATCGAATGGGACATGGACGCGCGGCATTGGCCCATATCTGGGCCATGAAAAAATATAGCTTTTCTGGTCCTTCTCATGTGGCGCTACGAACCTAGTTCATATTTCCGTTGTTTCTATGTCAGGATTATACGATTTCTCACTCAGTTTCTTATAGAATTCTTCGCTCTGAAGCGCTTTGCTTACGCGAAGATAGCTCTCTAAGCCATCTGCCAGGGATTTCAGCCCCTCGCCTGCAAACTTTATGTTGCTGAGTTCAGTGCCCATTGAAGTGGAATGGCCGCCTGATTTCAGGGCTTTTTCTATACGATCCAAGTAGAGGTTGGCGATTTTGATAACTTTTTCATCCATTGCATCCATCTGCTCATCTAATTTCTCAGGCATGTTTTCAATCCTCGCTACTTGCTATTTTCGAATTAAGTATAGGTATCCAAATCAAGCACATAGCCACATTTCGGGCATGTCCCACGATTTTTGATAATTGACAATCCTGGTGCATCTTGATAGCTCTTTTCTTCTTTCATATCCGATTTGCATTTAGGGCACTTCATATTTTTCTAAAGAATATGCGTGCATTTAAGCCTATAGTTCAAAGTATGTACTTTCTAAACTGCTCTACGGCATCTAAGTCAGATACGACATATTTTTGCTTAATAATGTTCGCTGTAGTCGTGCCGGGTTTGCAGAGATAATCGCCGACCAGGTAATCCTCTTTGGCTATCACCCGCGCCTTGCTCTGAGTCCATGCTCCGCTGGTGTTGATGAACATGATTGACACATCTTCCCACCGACAGGCAAAAGGGGTGTAAGTGTATGACGGTGAGCTTCCTACCCTTTTGGTGCCGACCTGGTTAAGGTACTCATCTATCATCATACTATCGGCACTCCTGCCGCCATATAGGGCCTCATAAGCTGCCGCGCTATGCGTGAGGTAAGGGTGGGTTGCCCCGCAGGTGGTGCAAATGTCTCGGATAAATCCAGCATCCTAAATGAGGTTACATTCTGGTCCTGTAGGGATCTGCGGGAATTGTTGCCGGTCGTGATGATCTCTAAGGCTTCCTCGCAGCACGCAGAAATTACGGCATCGGGCACTGTGACACCATCGCCCATAAAGCCGCCTCTGGCGAGCGGGATGTATCGGGGGAATGCATTAACCTGGGTATCTGGATTTGCCTTCCATCCCTTCAGCGGCAGGCTGTTTATGGCTTGTGTGGCCATGTGCAGAGCGCTCTCTTTGTCTCCATCGGTGGCAGCCGTGAATAATGCAGCATAGAGCCTTGTGCCGAAGTAAGTATCTGCCCCGGCATGGTCAATATAATCTGCCGTATTTATCACCTCTTAAAAAATTAACCGCCCTGGATCTTCAGGGCAGCTGCACCAGCGCGATTGAACCACGGGTGACGTTGCTGTCGATAAGCAGCGTTTCATTGTGCTGCTTGAACCTGGAGCTCTCGAAGGGTCCAAGGACGTAGGTATGGTTGGCGGGAAGATGGAAGAGCGCATCGCCCAGCGCCTCTCTCCAATACTCACCAGCTAACACGGTCAGGTTAATGCCGTCAGTTGTGGTTATGGTCGAAGTATTGACAATGAGGAGCTGCTTGCCGTCCACGGTCGCGTTGTAGTAATGCCCACCTGTGCCGATGGCATACCACAAAACTGCCGCCTCTCCGTTTGCCACGCCTGCGGTTGGCTCGATTACCGCCCGCACTGCTAATGCGCTGGTGGACAGCATCACGAGGCTTACCAGGACTGCAAAAAGGGTAATGGCCTTCATTCAAGCCACCGCCCTTGCAGTCAGGAGAGCCAGGCAGGTAGGACGAACCACCTTTGCACCGAACACGTGAAGGCCCTTCACGGCATCGCTGAAGGAGTCGTCCGGCTTGTAGCCCACCACCTTCTTGATCTGCTCGGCATAGGACGCGGCCATGCCGTGTCCAGCTATGATCTCGCTGTTATCCTTGCCTTCTGAGGTGACCACAGGCACGTTCAGGGACTCAAGTACATCGAAGCCAGCCACGCGGGTGACTATGCCGTTTCTGAGCGCTTCAGCACTGCCAGACGCGGCAATATTGCTAAACCTGTCATCCTTTACGAGCTGCCCGGTGAACCAGGGCGGGATGATAACCCATCTTCCTGCTTTGGGGCACTTGGCTTCAGAGAGCTTTGTGCTGAGATCTACCAGGTAATCATAGGCAGTCTCGCCAGCGGTTGCGGGATCGGGAATGATAGCGCCAGCATCGCTGTCAGTGCCTATCTTGTTACCAGCCGGTACACCATGATAGAGCAGATCCGCCAAGTACATCTCGGCCACATCCGCCAGGTCGTAGGATGCCTGGGCCATTGCGGCGGTCATGATCTTAGGAGTCTGTTGGGCTACGTCAATGTCGTCAACCTCGAAATTGAAGTAATTGCCCTGGTCTATGGTCAGGCTGGTCTGTGCATCGGACAGAGTTTCCGGGGCCTCGATGGGCACGTTCTTGGTGTAGGGCCGGATAGTGACAGGGCCGATGCCATTGATCTTAACCACTGATCCCTGCCCGCTAATCTCGCCCTGGTAGTCTCTGTTCATGACACCGGCCTGAGTAAAGACCTGATCTTTCTTCAGGCTCGCCAGGAGCTTTGCGCTCCATATCGAGGGAATAAAGTTGTTTACCGTCATCGAATCACCGATTTAGGGAGCCATCAGCAATTTGCTTCTCGATGGTTGCCCAATTTTTTTCAATGTCCTCCGGTGCCATCTGGTCAATCTGCGCCCTTGTGAAGCGCGTTGGGGCAGGAGTAGCCGGTGTTGTTTCGGCTCCAATTGCCGGGCCTGGGCCGATGGATGCTACCATGATCTTCATTTTCGATCTGATCTCATCCTCGGTTTCGCCCGTAATAAGCGGTATCAGCCCTTGGGGCAGCTTCTCCTCGGCAGCGATCTTTGCTTTAAGGTCTGCGGCGTCCCTCAGTGCTACTTTGGCCTCAAGCCCTGTTCGAAGTGCTTTCTCGGAAGCTAAAGACTCTTTCAAGGTCGCATTTTCGGCTTTCAGGGCCTCGTTATCTCCATGCGTTTCCTTCTCTCTTTTGAGTCTATCCGAGACAATCCGATCTACATCGGCCTGAGTGAATTTCTTTTCATCTTCTGCCATGCTTACCCCGAAATTTTACGGATCTCGTTAACCTAGATCTATCATGTATATGATAATATATAAATGTATCCTTTTAGGACAATTTAAAAATGAATTATCACAATAAGAAAGCGGACTGAAAGTTGTTCATAGCTGGATATTGAGCCACACAACCTGAATCGGAGGCCCATAATATTTTTATAAATACCTTTCTGC